GGAAATATAACAAGTCAAGTTAGTGCAAATCAAGATGCTGGTTTTAGTATTGTTAAATGGACAAGTACAGGTAGTGGCGCTAGCACCAAAACTGTTGGTCACGGATTGAGTTCCACTCCTGAAATGATTATATTAAAAAACGCTTCATCATCAACGGCGGCCTGGAGGGTATACCACAATAACATTCCATCCCCCAACAACTCTTTGGCATTAAACAGTGCTGAAGTTGCTTTTTCATTTTGGCCATCTGTGTCGTCAACTAATTTTGGGTTAGCAGCGTCTGTAACGACAGGGGAATCATCTGGAGCAAGTGGCCAGAGTATAATCGCATACTGCTTCCACTCTGTTGCAGGTTACCAGAAGGTGGGTGGTTATACTGGAGGAGGCAGCTCAGGTAAAACTGTTACTACAGGATTTAGACCAAGTTGGGTTATGATAAAAAGGACAGATGTTAGTAATTACTGGGTAATTATTGACTCAAAGAGGGACACTACTGACCCATACTCTAAAATATTATGGGCAAATGTACCCGATTCAGAAGCGGAGGGGGGGTCTTCCACAAATATAAGTTTCTCAGACACAGGATTTAGTATGGGTACTTCGGTTGTTGGTAGTTCAATAAATGCGAGTGGAGGAACATACGTATATCTAGCAATAGCATAAATAATGAGTAAGAAAAAATTTAAAGATACCGGCGTTGGGAAGTTTTTATTAGATAAAATTCCTAGCGTCGTTGGAGCTATAGCAGGTGATACTCCTGTTGGCTCTGTAATACAGGCTATAATTGGCGGTTCTGATATGAGCGAAGCCGATAAAGAAATAGCACTTGAGAAATTAAAAATGGAACGTGCTGAAATTGATGGCACAACTAAAAGATGGGTAGCAGATGCTAGGTCAGGATCCTGGCTCGCTTCTAATGTTCGTCCTTTAGTATTGGTTTTCCTAACTGTATCCTATGTTACCGGGTGGTACCTAGGGCTGCCGCTAGATTCTATTACAGGACTGCTAACAATTGTTATTGGTGGTTATTTTGGATCTCGTGGTGTTGAGAAAGTATTTGGAAACAGCAAACATAAATAACATGGAAGACCTAAAGATATTTGGCCTTAATGTAGGGGCTTTATTATTTTCAACAATGCCTAACCTAAATCCGGCGTTGCAGACTATCGTATTAGTACTTACGATTATATATACAACTTTAATGATAATAAAAAAATTTAAAGAGTAAATGAAAAAATCGCAATCAAATGTAAATTTAGAAGATTTAAATCCTAGAATGATAGAGTTTGCAAATAGTCTTGAAGAAGCTATTGGTGCGGAGCTTATAATTACTTCTGGATATAGATCACCAGATCATCCTATTGAAGCAAAGAAAAAAAGTCCAGGTGAACATACAACAGGTTTAGCTATTGACGTTGTAGCTGTTGGTGGCACACCTGTTTATGAAATAGTAGAAGCAGCAATAAACTTAGGTTGTAAAAGAATTGGTATATCAAGAAAATCAAATTTTGTACATCTTGGATTAGACTTAACTCGCGTTACTTCAATTTGGACATATTAAATAAAATTAAATGGCAAAATTAATTAGAAAGATTAGCGTTGGAACGGATTATAAAAACGAAGCAATGCACTACTCCGTTGGTCAAGAAGTATATGGCGGTCATAAAATATGCGATATACTAGAAGATGAGGGCGGTTATAAAATTTATATTACAAAAAACAAAGAAGTGTTGCCTTGGAAGTTTTTTAACTCTAACATGGCAGTATCATTAGAATACAATTTAGATTACTAAAATGAAATCATTATTTAATTATATCATATCTACTGAATCGCGTTATAATAATAAAAAGAGTATTGACGAAAAAGAATTAATACTTAATACAGAAACAACTGAGCGTGATTACATGTTTGTTAACCGTCTCGGTACAGTATTAAGTGAGCCTGCATACGGAGTGACCAGTAAAACACCTAAAAAAGGTGACGCAGTAATAGTACATCACAACGTTTTTAGGCGATGGATTGATATAAGAGGCGATGAAAAGAATAGTTCTAGTTTTTTAAAAGAAAACGAATTTTTTGTAGCTTCAGATCAAATTTTTGCTTACAAAAGAAATGGTAAGTGGCATTGCCCAAATGATTATTGTTTTGTAAAGCCTATTGCTAAAAGCAATGAATGGAGCTCAGATATTGAGCAAAAATTAAAAGGTGAGCTTGTGTATAGCAACGACGAATTGGTTGCGTTAGGGCTAGCCAAAGGCGACACAGTGGGCTTCACACCGGATTCTGAATACGAGTTTGAAATAGACGGTCAAAAATTATATAGAATTTTATCAAATCAAGTTACAATAAACTATGGATCGGAGAAAAAGAGTAGTTCAAGCAGCTGAGCAAGCTTTGGTTGAACTAGATAAAGTAATAAGACAAAAAATAGATTTAGTTGAACTAGATCCTGAAAAAGCAAAAACAGCAGCTCAAGCTAAATGGGTTGCAATAGAGGACTCCTTAAAGATAATTGAAAAAATAGAGGAGATAAATGAAAAGAAAAACACGAATGTAAAATCAGAAGCTTTTATAGGCGTAGAAGACAGGCTTAAATAATGTACGAGCAAACTTTATATACAATACACAGGGATCACTTATCTGACAAAAAGATAAAGAATTTAAACAAATATAAAAAGTTTGAATACGGGTATAACGAAAACTTAGATTGCGTTATAATAAGCAAAGATGGAACATTGGGTGATATATACGAGATTCAAGGTCTAAAGGTAGGAATACCTAAAACTCCTAAAAAAATACAAGGTGAAGACCTTAAAAAAGAGGATCAAGTATTTAATCAAATATCTAAGCCAGCATCTTTAACAAAGATAAAAAATATAATTGATTTTAAAGATTACGACGAAGATGTTAAAGAACAATACTACGCTTATATTGAAAATGAGTTTGATTCTCGTAGCAACGGCTTTTGGTTCATGTGCAACGGGGAACCGTGTTACATTACAGGGTCGCACTATATATACCTCAACTGGACAAAGATTGATGTTGGAGCACCTGATTTTAGACAGGCCAACAGAATATTTTATTACTTTTGGGAAGCCTGCAAGGCTGATAAACGATCCTACGGGATGTGCTACCTTAAGAACAGACGTTCAGGTTTTTCATTCATGGCATCATCTGAAACTGTTAACCAGGCAACAACATCAAAGGACTCAAGATTTGGTATACTATCCAAAAGCGGTAGCGATGCTAAAAAGATGTTTACAGACAAGGTGGTACCAATATCCATTAATTACCCATTCTTTTTCAAACCAATACAAGACGGAATGGAACGTCCCAAGACGGAGCTATCCTATAAGATACCGTCAAGAAGACTTACAAGAAACTCATTACAAAAAACAAGCTCAGAGGAATTTGGGAAGGGGCTGGATACAACAATCGACTGGAAGAATACCGGGGACAACTCATACGATGGGGAGAAACTACAATTACTCGTCCACGATGAATCCGGCAAATGGGAGAAACCAGACAACATACTCAACAACTGGAGGGTTACGAAAACGTGTTTACGACTCGGATCAAAAATAGTTGGCAAGTGTATGATGGGATCAACATCAAACGCTTTGGACAAAGGAGGAGATAACTTTAAAAAATTATACTATAATTCAGATGTCAACAATAGAAACCGCAATGGCCAGACTGCAAGTGGATTATATTCTTTGTTCATACCTATGGAATGGGGATACGAAGGATTTATCGATAAGTACGGGTATCCTGTATTCGACACCCCACCAGAAGCGATTGAGGGAATTGATGGCGAACAGATTTTTGGTGGAGTTATCGATCATTGGAACAATGAAGTAGAAGGTCTTAAAAATGATAGCGATGCTTTAAATGAATACTACAGGCAATTTCCAAGGTCTGAAAAGCACGCGTTCAGAGATGAAACAGTAAACTCGTTATTCAATTTGACTAAAATATATGAGCAAATTGATCACAACGAAGAAATGACCATGAACGGCTACGTGTCTCGCGGTTCTTTCTCGTGGAAGAATGGAATAAAAGATACAGAAGTTTTATGGACGCCAAATAAAACAGGTAGATTTAGAATATCTTGGATACCTCCTGTTTCTTTACAAAATAACACAATAACAAGCAATGGTATTAAATTTGCTGGTAACGACGGGCTTGGAGCCTTCGGCTGCGATAGTTATGACATTAGTGGTACTGTTGGTGGTGGCGGGTCTAATGGCGCTCTTCACGGATTAACAACTTGGACCATGACGAGCGACGTGCCTAATAGTAAATTCTTTTTAGAATATATAGCTCGACCACAAACAGCTGAGATATTTTTTGAAGATGTATTAATGGCTTGTGTGTTTTACGGCATGCCTATACTGGCGGAAAATAATAAGCCTAGGCTGTTATACCATTTAAAGAGAAGGGGATATAGAGGTTTCTCTATGAATCGCCCTGATAAAAGTAAAATAAAATTATCTAAAACAGAATTAGAGTTAGGTGGTATACCAAACTCTTCTGAAGATATTAGACAGGCTCATGCGGCTGCAATAGAATCTTATATAGAGCAGCACGTTGGTAATCTAGACGACGAAGGGCACGGAAATATGTATTTTCAAAGAACCCTAGAAGATTGGGCAAAGTTTGACATATCAAAACGAACAGCGCACGATGCTTCAATAAGTAGTGGTCTAGCTATAATGGCTTGCCAAAAACATTTATATCGATCTACATCAGAAAGAAAAATAAAAAAACTTGACTTTGGGTTTTCTAAATATACAAATTCAGGTTCAAGAAGTCAGATAATAAAGTAAATATGGCAAAAAATAAAGGACAAATAACGCAGTTTCCGAGTCAAGCAGTCTCAGATGCAGTAAAAAAATCAAAAGATTATGGTTTATCTGTAGCTAGAGCGATAGAGCAAGACTGGTTTAACAGAGATAATGGGTCCGGAAGGTATTATCAAACACGTGATGAGTATCATAGATTAAGGTTGTACGCTAGAGGCGAACAATCTATACGTAAATATAAAGATGAGTTTGCTATTAATGGAGACTTATCATATTTAAATTTAGATTGGAAACCAGTGCCAATAGTCCCTAAGTTTGTGGATATTGTTGTTAACGGTATGCAAGACAGGTTGTTTAGCATAAAAGCTTTTGCACAAGACCCTATATCTACGGGCAAACGCACAAAGTTTGTTAATAATATTCAAAGGGATTTAGCGGCTAAAAAAATATTAGCTGATATTGAAGCTGAGCTTGGCGTTAACGCTAGGAATGTTCCAGAAGAAGATTTGCCCGCGAACACGGAAGAACTTGAGTTGTTTATGCAACTTAATTATAAGCAAGGCGTTGAGATAGCGCAAGAACAGGCTATTGATAATGTTTTTCTTTCAAATAAATATGACGAAATTAAAAGCAGAATTGATTATGATTTAGCTGTTATAGGTATAGGTTGCGCAAAGCACTCTTTTAACAATACAGACGGTATAAAATTAGATTACGTAGATCCTGCTAATTTAGTTTGGTCTTATACAGAAGACCCTAACTTTCAAGATTGTTATTATTTTGGTGAAGTTAAAAAAATAAAACTAAACGAACTAAAGAAGCAATTCCCAGATCTTTCGGACGAAAAGATGGAAGAATATAC